ATGCTCACCGTTAAGCAGATTGAAGCAGCAAAGCCGAAAGAAAAACCATACCGCCTTCTCGATGGTAATGGCCTGTACCTTTATGTTCCTGTATCCGGGAAAAAGGTATGGCAGCTTCGCTACAAGATTGACGGTAAGGAGAAAATCCTGACCGTCGGAAAATATCCGCTTATGACTTTGCAGGAAGCAAGGGATAAGGCATGGACTGCGAGGAAAGACATCTCGGTTGGCATCGATCCGGTAAAGGCGAAAAATGCTTCGTCTAACAACAATTCATTTAGTGCGATTTACAAGGAATGGTACGAGCACAAGAAGCAAGTCTGGTCAGTAGGGTATGCGACTGAACTTGCAAAAATGTTTGATGACGACATTTTGCCTATCATCGGCGGCCTTGAAATTCAGGATATTGAGCCGATGCAACTGCTGGAAGTAATCCGCAGATTTGAAGATCGCGGTGCAATGGAGCGAGCAAATAAAGCCCGCAGAAGATGCGGCGAGGTTTTCCGTTACGCTATTGTCACCGGCAGGGCTAAATATAACCCGGCACCTGACCTTGCTGACGCCATGAGGGGATACCGCAAGAAGAACTTCCCGTTTCTTCCTGCAGACCAGATCCCGGCATTCAATAAAGCACTGGCAACATTTTCAGGAAGTATCGTATCGCTCATTGCCACCAAGGTTTTACGCTACACAGCCCTAAGAACAAAAGAGCTTCGTTCCATGCAATGGAAGAACGTCGATTTTGAAAACAGGATTATCACCATTGACGCCAATGTGATGAAGGGACGCAAAATTCATGTTGTCCCGATGTCGGACCAGGTGGTTGAACTTCTCACTACGTTAAGCTCCATCACCAAACCAGTATCAGAATTTGTTTTTGCCGGGCGCAACGATAAGAAGAAGCCAATCTGCGAGAACGCGGTGCTACTTGTGATCAAACAAATCGGCTATGAGGGTCTGGAAAGCGGTCACGGATTCAGGCATGAATTCAGCACGATTATGAACGAGCACGAATGGCCTGCTGACGCTATTGAAGTGCAACTGGCACATGCCAACGGCGGATCTGTGCGCGGTATTTACAACCATGCTCAGTATCTCGATAAGCGCAGAGAAATGATGCAATGGTGGGCGGACTGGCTTGATGAAAAGGTGGAGTGAACCACCTTAACCACTATCGAAGTGCACAAAGCCTTGCAATCCAGTGCAAAGCTTGTGTGTCTTAGATTTCAGGGTTGCTTTCTTAGGCGTACAGGTTAATGAAATGCATCAAAATACCATTCACATCCACCTCACCCAGTACTTCATAACCAACTGTTATCAGTGTATTTCCTCTCAGTTTGGTAAAGTGACAACCCTATGAGTACGAAATCGGTTAGGTGCTATCTGGCTATTGCTCTATTTATCAAGGTGCTTCTCTAACGGATTCAGTTTTAATTGAAGATACATCTGATTTTTTTTGCATTCTACGAGCGATGGCATGCCCTATGGATACTGATGGTTTTTCAATAAAGTTATAAGATATGATTGATATAATAAAAGTAGCGCAAATCATAGCTAGAAAAACACCAAATCCTTTACTATCCAATACCCCGTACGGTTTGAGATATAAAACAGCAAGACTGTATACAACCATATGATTAATGTAAAGTGAATAGGATATTTCACCAACATACGTTAGAATTTTATTTCTATATACATCCCTACACTTAGAAATAAGGACTATTGGGGCTATAATCATAAATGAATAAGCCCCCCATGCTACAATTCCAGGTCCATTCCTTAACCCTAGGCATAAAAAAAGCAAGGCAATCGCTAATGTAATATTAAGAAATTGAACAACAGGCATTTTATTTATAAGTCTAGAAGGTAGCCTAATGTAGGCCTCTGCAATAATCATCCCCAAAATAAAGTCATATATTATTGGATTTGATACAAATACCAGATTACGAATAATTCCATCACCAGATGGCGGTTGCGCGATAGGATTTAGAAAAACATCTCCGTGAAAGTACAGTTGACCAAGAACGCAAATAATGATGAGAAGAAATGATGCGATCGCAGTTCTATATTTATGGCTGATGCATAATGAAAAAAAGAAAACCACATAGAACCAAATTTCATACGTTAGTGTCCATGCAGGTATTATTATACTATAACCTGACCATGGCCCTATAAAATTATAGTCAATTGGTATGAGCAAGTAGCTCTTTATTATTTGTGATGATGTATATATTGCCTCATAGTTGAGGTATATAGCCAGAGTAAGGATTATAAAGTAAACAGGGTACAACCTAAAAAAACGCTTAGCAGCAAACACCATTGGCCGGTTTTTTGCCTTATTCATTGAAGAATAAGTAATGATAAATCCACTTATAACAAAGAATATATCAACACCAACCTCACCTATACCAAAAAGAATGTCGCCCAAGTCCTTTTGGGCATACACTCCATTTAAATATACTCTAAAGTGAAACGCAATGACTAGAAGTACCGCGATCCCTCTAAGGACTTGAATAGAGTCTAACTTATTTGTTTTTCTTTCCATATCAAAATGTGTTTTACTGATTTTTTTTAAACATACCAGATCAAAGTAATCATTTCAATACATAGGTCTTTTAAAAGTTTCCCTCTGATAAGAAAGAATAGGTTCCTGGCCCACCTGGAATATTGCATGTCCATGCCTTTGGTTGTCCTGAAGCAGGTGCGCTATTGATAACACGCTCACCTATATCCCAGAAACCGGATGTAGGTACTGACGAAAGATAAAATGTTGTTTTTTCAACTTGCAACGCGTTTGATGGCATTCCATATGCACATAGAGAAGGTGAGTTTATGAGTACATTTCCTGAACCATAATTTCTTATACCAACATTTATAGCTGTATCAGTTTCGTATATATACACACCACAACTAACATAGCTCCATTTCCCATTACCAGCTAAAGGTGCTGTAGAGTCTGTTTGTCCTGCACCATTAATTATAAACATAAGTTTTGACGCTGATCCCTGGTCATTGACCCACGCACCAAACCATACAAATTTCCCTTTTAGTTCTGGTGATTTGTTGAGGTCTATCGTTCGTCCCCAAACTCTATCTCCTGTCGTAACTAAGAATGAATAATTACCAGCATAGATGTTTTGAGTTTTTATCAATGTTCCTGTAGTTCCAGATGCCGCAGTCCAGAGCAACATATTTCGATCAAGATAGTTAGCAGTTAACTCTCTGTTCGCAATATCTATTAAATGAGCAGTGTCAGGGTTTTGTGTCGCCGGGTCATAACTACCAACGTATCCGATGGAGTTCACTGTGTTGTTGGCAAGATATAGCCTGTCAGTAACTTTGGACGAAAGATTATTGTGGTACATTGCTAATAAATTATTCACTTTCGATGCGTCTAATAACTGATTATTTTCAATCGTCAGGTTTTTCGCATAGTTCGTGAAAATAAATCCGTCTTGGTTAGGTAGCGCGCTGGCGTAGCCAATCGCGGTCTGCTGATTCCCGCGAATAGATACGGTATCATTAATTTTTGAAAGGTCAGGAATTAATGTAAAATTGTTCGCGATAAGGTGGATATCCGCACGTACTGTAATAGACTCAGGTACACTATACTGGTAACCAATCTCACCGTTGCGTTCCCAATAGTTATCATCAAGGTTAAGGCCTTTAACCCCGTAAGCCAAAAGTCCGTAGAACTTATTTTGCTCTATATTGTTGCCATTAACTCTGACGCTCATACCGCCCTCAGCGTAAGCTGGCGTAAGTAAAACTCCACCGGCTCCGTTACCATAGATACGGCTGTTGATTATATTAATATTATTGCAGTAACCACCAACATTAATACCGTTACCGGCGTTTTGAAACAACCGGCACCCAATGATGTCAATGGAGTAACCGTTAACTAATATTGCGTTGTTATTAGTATTAACCACGTCAATATTTTCTATTTTAATGTGGTTGGCTTCAGTAAGACTGATGCCGTTAGCTGCGTAGCCATTTCCGTCAAGACCAAAGTCCCTGAACTCGCAGAACGTAATTACCCCATCTTGTTGCGTGATTATCGGTGCCGCTGTACCCGTAGAGAAAATTCTGGACTGATATGCGCCAGCACCTCGTATCATGGTGACAGTATTCTTAATCGTAATACCAGGGTCAACAATGAACGCCCCCTCTGGTATAACAATCTCAGTTGGCAACGTAGCATCATCAATAGCCTTCTGAAATGCAGCTTTGTTCTGAGCACCGGTGTTTCCCTCAGCAAACCCGTAGTCTGTAAGCGTCCTCAGGTCGATAGTTAGCTTTTTTGAGAGAATGGTCGATGTGCTATCGACAAACTGTGGGTTATGCATGACTAGAGAGTCGCCAAGTGAGTGATCTTCGCTCAGGAGATTGCCCTTAAACTGATCTGGATCATACTTTAGCACATTCGGAAAATAGAACTGCTGCGCACCGTATGCATCGTATACAGCCATAGAATGGCCTTGCACAGTTACGAACTTGGCAATCTGTCCGTTATATACCGGATACCCGCCAGCGTTAATGATGATTGGCTGTGCAACAGGAACGTGAGAACCGTCTTCATTCTCTACATAAACCTGAATCTGGTTTTCAGGGTTTACCGGGTCAGTGTCAATTTTACCGATATAAATTTTACCATTGGCTACGGCTTTAAAAGAACGAGCCATAGTGAAGAGTTGCGAAGGCATCGATACGATCACATTGGCTGTAATGTCTGTCATTTAATTTGCTCCAGATACAAGGAATCGCCGCAGCGTAGCTACGGTGAATTTTGGGCATAAAAAAACCCAGCCGAAGCTGGGTCGTTGCGTTGGTTATCTGTCAGTAGTTATGTACTGAAGGAGGCAATTCTTTATTCTTAAGTCTCATCCATGCGGAAAGATTCGTTGGTCCGTCTGGCTCATTAATATCAACATCTCGTGTGTGGTTTATTAAAACGTCTCTCGCCATTCCGATAACATACGAGAATTCATGACCGTAGTCGTAGCATCTGCCGGAATAGTTCGATTGAATTTGTTTTAGCGCCGGATACAGTTCGCGGAATAATGCCTGTGAGCGGTTGGCATAATCCCATAACCATACAAGGCTGTTTGCTTCTTTTGCAGAAAGCTCGTTGGTTTTCTTCTCTTGTTTGCCAATGAACTCACCTTCAAGCACTACCCTGTGGATGTACTCTACGGCCAGCGGGATTTGTTCAATTGAAAGTTCATCAATGCTGTCAATACCAAAACGCTGATGAACCATATTGTATGCATCGTCATAGCGAAGTCCTTTCTTTCCTACCAGCATGTTTACTGCATCGCGTAGCGGTGTTCTTTCCTCAACAGTGGTTTTCTTTCCTTTTACATACTCGCCATGTTTGCGAATTGAAGGCAGAACTTCTGCTGTTACCCACTTGCGGAATTTGTGCGGGACTGAACCTTTATTGACTGCATCGCGGCAGCGCAGAACCAATGTATACATACCTGATTCGCTCACAATGCTTAGATTCTGCTCACCACCAAGGGTGTAACTTAAAGTTACTCCCTTTTCATCGTCATCAAGTGCAGTAAGCGCCTTGCGTGAGTTAGTCAAATCTAAAGCATCACAAACATCTTTAGCTACAAACCACGGCTCACCGCACTTGTTGATGACGCGGATTTCACTGTCGCCGAATTTGAAGATGGTGAAATCGTTTTGTGCCTTTGCTATACTTTTCATGTCAATATTTCCTAATCCGATTTGTTGATGCCGAAGCCCTGACTGTTACAGCAGTTGGGGCTTCAACTTTACGCACCAATGCGCCCTTCCTTCTTAAAGCTTTCCATTACTCGCTGATAAATCTCAGAATTAACAGACCGACCATTTTCTTCCGCCACCTTGCGTACCAAATCCAATACTTCTTTAGGCCACCGCAAATTGAACTGTGGCATTTTGCTCATTCCTTTCATGTTCACCTCACAATATAGGTCCACGGTGGACCTATTGAGAATATAGTAGAGTGCTTCTATCATGTCAATACACTAACTTGGAGTGATGGCATGGCTAGAGATGATCCGCACTTTAACTTCCGTATGCCTTTGGAAGTAAGAGAAAAATTGAAATTAAGAGCCGAGGCTAACGGAAGGTCAATGAACTCTGAGTTATTACAAATCGTTCAGGATGCACTATCAAAACCATCACCGATTACAGGATATCGCGACGAAGCTGAACGCTTGGCTGATCAGCAGGCTGAGCAGTTCAAGGCTATAGTGTTTGAGACACTTAAAAAGATTTATGAAAAGGATTTGAAATGAGATTTCTATCACTGTTCTTGTTAGCAGTTGTCTCTTCTTCCAGTGCTGAGCTGCGCGAGCTTCAAACGGGTAATGACCTTCTTTACAACATTCAACAAGGTAAAAAGGGTGATGATTTTTCATCGCTTTACATTACTGGATATTTGCGCGGAGTAACTGACTCATTGATACTAATTGGTTCTCTATGTCCTCCTGATGGCGTTGACATGTATCAATACACCGATATCGTTGAGAAATATCTAAACAAAAACCCAGAATCAAGAAATGAGAGTGCAGTTATACTAACCGCCCTAGCAGTAGGAAAAACATTTCCGTGCAAAAAGAATCAATAACAATAAGGGCTTAAAATGAAATTGATTATAGCAATGGCTTTCCTTGTCTTCTCGTTTTCTGTCTCAGCAGAGTGCTGGGTCGTTGGAGATATGCACGGAATAAGCTATTCAGAACGAAATAATTTTCAACCGGAAGAAGATGGTTTTAGTGGAACATTCATCATTAAGACAAACGGTGAAGATGCCAGTATCACATATTCTGGGACGGATGCGGGCGGCATGGCTTACAAAGCATTGTCTAAAAACTCCATCATTGGAATCGGCGCGAATGGCGAAACTCAACGAGTTATCGACTCATGGGTAATACATCCTAATGGAACAGTTTTAATGTCGAAAACCATTTCTGGTTATGGGAATATGGATTCAACCAAAGCTTTTGTTGGAAAAGTAAAAAGAAAATGTTAACGATTGAATCCAATTCCCCATACGTTACTGCTGTGTTGCCTCAGTAGCAAGCAGCGGCCTGATGGCATTTGCAGCGTTACTCAACGCTCTTTCATAGGCTGGCGTTCCAGCTTTAGTGTTTGCCAGACGTAAGAGAGCATTCCTTGCTGCTTTGGACTCATACAAACGCATCATTGCACCAAAGCCAGCCTCAAGCCCCATTGATACACCAAGAGTCGCAGTTGCGCCAATCGTCCTTATCCTGTTGGCTTGTGATTGCCCCGTCTGAGTTACTACATTTGCGGTGTCTGACCTTGCTGTTTGCTGTAGAACTTCATGAAGAGCATCAAGCTCTTTCATGTGCTTTCCAGAAAAAATAGTGTTGTAAATTTCACCGCCTGACTGAGATTTCAGCTTATTAACTTCAGTGATGAACTTGGCTGGAGAGTCACCGGCCTTTTCCGCTATTTTGCTGACGTAAGCTGCACGCATAGCATCTTTCCCTTTATCATCCAGGGCGCTCCATATTCGTTTCACGTCAGATGGTTTTCTGCTTAATACAACGGTATTTATAAGTTCAGGACTGGCTTCACTGCTTGCCTTGTTGAGCTTGTTAGCAATGTTTTTATTAAGCACCTTATTATAAACGTTTGCATAATCAGAATTTGCTTTAAGGTATTTTGCTGCGTCTGATGCACCGAGGTTTTTAGCAACTGCGTTACGAAGGTCTTTTGACATTGCATTCTCTACCATATTGGTAGCTGCTTTTGCCTGGTTGGGGAAGACCATAGCATCTCCCTGAACATTAGATCTAAATGCTGTTCTGTGCTGACGCAAGAGATCAAACGTAACATCCAAATCAGTTGCAGGGTTTGCTAATTCTTCACGTAGGTTACGCAAGGATGTAAGCAGGCTTTGATTGGCAGACGTCCCAAGCCGTTCCTGTCTTGCGATCGCTGTATTCAGAGCATTCATGGTATTTGTGGTATCAACTGCGGCATTACCCATTTTATTGGTGACGTCATTGATAACAGCGCCAGCGGCATCCTTCCGCCCCCTTAACGTGGTGGTAAGAGATTTCACCACATCATCAGGGTTGTACTCACCAAAACGGTCAAAATAATTACTTACCAGCTTACTACGCGTTGCATATTGCTCCGCTCGCTTTGAGCCTGTCCCGAGCAAAGCCCCCTCGGCATCCTGAGTTAGGCCGCGAGTGAAAGCATTTTTCGGCGGGATAACATCAGATGTCATTGGTGTCACGCCCATCGATTCTGATGTGGCAATTTTCTTCGCCACTTCTGGCGCAATATCACCTTTTATAGCCGTTATTCCACGCCCTATTCCCTTTGCTGCTGCGGAAAGAACACCCTGAGTGGCAAGGTTAACTCCGGCATTTTTAGCTGCATTTTGTGCGAAATCGCCTTTCTGATTTGCGGCCTCTGCCAGTGATCCAATAGCCATGCTTCCTGCCGTTCCAACTCCTGGAACTAAATACCCACCAATTGTTTCACCGGCTTGCGCGTAGGGGTCTGTCGGTCTGTCTACTGGACGATAAACATCATCCAAAACCTTGGGTCCACCAAGCCCCTGACTGATTGCATTAATCAGACTTGCGCCGCCCTGCAATACGTCAAATGGTATGTTTACCAGACCACGACCAGCCTGTTCTGCAATTTGCCCTGCACTTTGACCACCAGTGAGCCAATCGCCAGCTTGTTGCATCAATGATGGTTCTTCCCGTGTTGGTGCATTATTGGCCTGATTAACTGTTTGTTGCTGAACAGCCTGACCAGCAAAATACTCATCAATGGCGGTGCCAATATCTTCGGTGCTCGTACCATCAGGAAAGGTAAATGTCTTACCGTTTGCAGTTACTTTCATCATTCCACCGTAAATTGAATGCCTGATTTTGAGGTATATGATCCAACCTGATTCCGTGGTTCTCCTGAAGGTGTCGAATCTTGTGCTGGCGCTGCGTCAGTATTCATTGACATATACCGCTTAACGGCACTCCCCAATGATTCACCTTTTTTAACATCCAACCCCAATATCTGACCGCCATTACGCGATTGTCCAGGGTTGCCATTCGCGCTCATCCACTCGGCTTTAAACTCATTAAACTGCGCGTTTCGTCGCTCAAGGTTTGCCATTGCATCAAGCCATCTTGCGACCGTCTCAGGGTTATCCATGTCAGTTGGCGCACCCTGTCGAACGATCTCAACGTCTTTATCCGTTGCTGGGCCGGGAGGTAGGAATTTAAGAACCTGACTGTTAACAAGGGCATTTTGGCGAATGCGCAAATCACGCAATGTTGTATCGCTTCCGGTAAGTTTTGCGAACATGTTCTGTGCGTTACCGAACAAACCTGTCGTTGGTTTTTCTGCTCTGAACTGTTGAGCAAGCGCACTCATAGAATTGGCTGAGTTTGATGATGCTGTAGCATTGTTTACAGCCGTCTCGATGCCTTTTTCCATGTTTACTGACAGCTTAGGTGCTTCGCTAATCAACTGCTGAGCCTTTTCCTGCGCTTGCTGCATCTTAAACCCGAACTCTTGCTGATCCAGAGCCAAACGTTGTGCTGCGATATTGTGCCCAGTCATTGCTGACTGATAGGAAAGGTTTTGTCCTCTCGCCTGAAGTGCTTCACCAGCCTGATTGCTGCGGATTGTCTCTGCCAGCCTGCCTCGGTCAATTTCACGACCAGCCATCTTATCCTGAACAGCAAACGCCTTTTCTGGTCCAAGCGCACCGAGAGACATAGTAGTCAGCATGTGTGATAGCTGCTCTGGATTCTGGATACCTGTCTGAATCATCCAGTCAGCATTAGCACCAACGCGATTTAACCTGTCCTTGTTGTCAGTAATGAATTTACTGTAGGCTTCCGGCCCCTGAGAAAGAGCGACGTTAGCCCTCATGGCTAAATCGCCCATATCGTTGCGTTGCTGATCATTAAGACCGGAAAACGCCTGTTGTGCCTGTGCAACAAACGCTGGATTTTCCTGGGCAAACTTAAATAGTCCCGATGGATCACCAGAAGCCCATGCATCAGCGTGAACCTTATTGAACGCACTAATAGCTTTCTGTTGCTGTTCCTGATTGTAAATATCAGCAACTCCAGCCAGACCACGTAACGCGGTCAGACCAACGTTATTTGCACCTGAGCGAGCCAGTTCATTGTTTTCGCGGATCAGACCAAGCGTTGCGTTAATGTCGCTTGCCTTTGGCGCATTCTCATTTTGCGTACCGATGCCAGCCAGAAAACCACCAGAATTAATACCTTGTTGCCACGTAGCCATTGATTACCCCTTAAAACAACGAGCCAAGCAGACCAAGACCGCCGCCGATCGCAGCCCCCCACGGAGTTGATGAACCAATTAATTTCGCAAGTCCAGCCCCAGCAATAGCACCAGACGCACCTCCGCCAATAGCAGATTGCATTGCTGATGGTCTGTTGGCATTTGCCGCTGCAAGAGCCGCACTTTGCTGCGAAATCTGACTCATGTTGTTGGCATATGTCTGCCCTGCGTTTGCCTGACCTTGCAGAGCACCAAGCCCAACGTTTGCCAGATTCTGGTAGTTGTTCATCTGACCAGACAGCCACTGCTGACCAAGCGTTGGTGCGATTGTTGCTAACTGATTACCGGTTGCAGTGGAACCCAATCCACCTGTTGCTTCCGCTGCCGCCAGACTCTGATAGCGAGCCTGACCAGCAAGATCTTTGTACTGCTGAGAGTTGTAATACTGGTTAAGTGCCTGACCTTGCCCCTCCAGAGACGATAAGTTCTCGAGGCTGCCGACATACTTATCAGCCAGAGGAGTAAACGGCTTCAGGTTATTCATGATGGTGTTGAACTGCTGATTTTGCAGGTCTGCGGCATACTTCTGGGCTTCTGCTGCATACTTTGCGCTTTTATCAGAGCTGCCACCTTTCCCGCCTTTTTCAGGGCAATAAGGTTCCTCGCCGCGCAGTTTTCTGCCCAGCTTAAATGCATATAACATGGCTATCTCCCGTGATTCAGGAAGTCGATTAGTTCTTCGCGTGTGGCGCTGTAAAAAGTCACGTCATCCACGCCTTTGAAGTATTTCTTGATGGTTCCTACACGCTTAAGGCCAATCATTGCGCAGTACATCTGACCGTGTCGGAATTTGCGTGCAGCGAACGATGTTACGCACTGAACGGTGGTGTTAGTCAGAATGTATCTCCAGAACGCCAGCCCGATTTCCTTGCTGAAGCCGCGAATCTCTGGCAGGTACATGGCGTGGCAATCGAATGTCAGCGGCTGAATCTCCTGATAGTAAACAATGCCGCCAAACTGACCGTGCACGTTCACCTCAAAGTAACGGCATTCAGGTTTGTAGTCGTATCCATCACCGTTGTTGCTCCCGGCGATAATGTCAGGGTGATTTCCGACTGCTTCTATCAGGTCGATGTTTCGCGTTGGTTTGAATGTAATCATCACTGCTCCGCGATTATCTTGATGGTTGTGGCAGTAAACGCCGCACCATTCGACTGAATGGTTAACGTACTGCCATTTGTGGCAAGAAAGCCGTCTTTATCCACGCTGAAGAACGTAGCTAACAGGATGTTGTCGGTTGTTGTCGCCGCATTACGACTGCTGACCAGTGTGTCAGGAACAGAGCCGGAAAATGTTAGCTGCATTGACCTGTTGGCGGTTCCGCTGGGCCACGTCCCGACGATCGACAGCTTGAAGAACAAGGTTTTGTTCTCGTTGAACACAACCATCTTGTTGTTAACGGTGTCGAAGAATGGTGCCAACGTGCCGGATGACGGCGTGAGCGTTTTCAGCAGGCTAACAAGGTTGGTCTGCGCTGTCGGGATGGTTACAGATACGCCAGAGTAAACAACCTCTGACTTCTTGCGAGTAGTGGCATACTCCAGAGCATCGATGCGCGTTTCATGGTCTGAAACCTGCGATTCGAGCGACTGAACTCTGGTATCAAGCGACGCAATATCGCTTTCATTCTGAGCTATTCGTGTTTCATGTTCCTGAAGAGTTGATTCTGCCTGGCTGATTCGCTCCTCATGATTAACAAGCGTTGCTTCCGCAGCAGAAATTCGCTGCTCATGGTCAGCGAGAATCACATCCTGCTCATCGTTCCTGACCTGTGCATCATAAGCGCCCTGTCCGGCCTCGTTGGCCTTGTTAGCCACGTTACCAACATCAGTGCCCTGTGCGATAACGTAAAGCAGATACGACTGCGAGAAGATATTGCGTGGAAGGACTGATGTGTCGAGCCGTGTAGCCTGAATGATTACCGGCACATTGAGATTCGAATCAGCCATTACTCAATCCTTATCTGAGCGCCAGACAGAGTGACAGGTGACTTCGTGATAACGCGCAATTTGAAGCCGACATTTTTCCTGATGCGCCCGACTCGCTTCCACAAAACACGCTTGTCGTAAACGAACGGTTCATTCTGCTCAATCATCTGCTCACGACCGTAATTTATGCCGTCAGTGGTTGCAGAGAGAAAAAGGCGGTCAGCGTACTGAGCAACGCCAGTTGACGATTCAACTTCAAGGTCGAAAACTCTGGCGTTATCTGCTTTGAACAACGGAGTAAACAACAGGTGTTCCTGTTGCTTGTCGTACTGGCTGCTGATGTCGAATTGCAATTTCCCGGTCACGGACTCCAGTTTATCGCCGCACGTTATCTGATTGCCTTCGTAAATGAAGTCGATAGCGCGGTACACATCGTCATACAGTCCTGTTTTCAGTACGCACCATTGCGGACCATTGGCGCTTGAAGATGCGTCGTATACGAGGACATGGCGCGGAAGGTGGATAATCAGCAACTCATGAGCATCAAACCGCAACGATTCCATCACGCCATCAGCCAGTTCATCAGCAGTGTAGGAGCGGAGGATTTTCTCAATGCTCGCGCTGGCGATTGGTGATACCTGACCGGATCCGATGATGTACACAGACGGCGCACCTGTTGCCGGATTGCTGATGAACGCATACGAATCAGCAAACGGCGTTTTGCAGTAGGTTCCGGCAATACCTTTCTGCACCATCAGTGATGGCTGTGCGACATACAAAGCAGCACCAACGGTGGTTGCGCCAGTCAGGGAGAAATATTCAATCGTCGATGAACCAAAGCAGACGATGAAGTCTCGCCATGTTCCGATGCCGATGATGCCGTCCGGCTGAGACTCTGCACGATATTGTGCGCTGTATCGGTCAGGGTGCGATTCGTCTTCAAGGTCAGTGATAAACCATGAATCAGTTCCGTCTTTTGACCACGCATAACGCCCACGTAAACGAGTAATGTCACGAACAGAACCTAACTCATACTGCGTGAATCCGCTGTCTGTAGGCCAGTTTGAGACGGTTTTAACCGTGCCATCATAGCGATATTCGACCAGTTGACCATTAACGCCTACCGCCTGTGATGTCCGACCATGAGCCATTGATACGCGACCACTTCCGGCGACGTCACCGACCTCGCTTTCGCCCTTATACAACTTGCCACCGCAAACGCGATAAACAGCATTCTGCGCCATGTTGTACTCGACACCGCGCGATACACCATTCACATCAGAGCGTTTGGCAATGCCCGGGAATGAGCGAAGATATCCGCTGCTGTTAAGGATTTCTTTGGGTGTAGCCAGCATATTCACTGGCAGATAGTCGATATAGTCGGCGTTTCGAAAGTCTTTGCCGACACCTTTCATAAGCGGAAGTTGCTGAATCGGCATTTATTCACCTCACGTACTCGGATCATCTTTCTCGATGTAAAACCGATTCCACGTAAACGCGCTTTTGTTACCACTACCGCGAGGCATGTCATTTCGCCGCTCAAGTGGTGGTATTTTGGTTAAAGCGATGCAGATTGTCTGATATGCGCTGTCAGCAGCGGTAAGGAGAGCATCTGACGGCTGAATGACGTTATCCATGCACACTTGCACAGCGAGTTTCAAAGCGACGCCATCATTTGCCCATGCAGGGATACCTGAATCATCGTCAGGTAACGGCATGATGCCGTTTTCTGTATCAGCAAACAGATACCCAAGCTCGATACCTTTCGCCTGCCATGCTGCCATCATGTCTTCGAGGTCATTAATGGCATCTTCAATTGCCTGAGGGTCAGCATCTGTCAACGTGGCATTGGAATACAACCCGGCTTTTCGTAAAGCCTTTAGAACGAGATCACCCTTCGTTTTTGCCATCTTCTTCCGCCTTAGCCACTTTTTGCTTCGTTGCGGTTTCTTCAGGAGTTTTTACCCAACCTTTTTTCAGGTGAGATTTAACTTCTTCGTCATCAACAATGACGTAATCGACAGCAAACTGACCACAGGTGATCATGTTGCCAGGCTTATAGAGCATTGTTCGTGCCATTGTCTTCTCCCAATAAAAATGGGGCCGAAGCCCCACCAAAATTACTGCCCGGCAATAACGATGCCCGTATATTCAGGAACAAGTACAGAGCAACCGTACAGAGTGGTGAAACGTGCAGTGGTTACACCTTTGATGTGGTCGAAGGCGTAAGACATGATCAGCGTAGCGCCCTGCTCGGTGGTTGCTGTCATTACCTGTGGACCCTGACCAGTCGGGAACGCCAGTTTGCCGTACATCAGTTCAACAGAACCATCAGCCCAGAACAGGTTAGCAGGTGCTGCGTTCTTGTTGAGAATGGTGATTGCTGCTGATGCTGCCGGTTTGGCGTCGACGTTTGCATATGGACGACTCGCAACATCGGCATTTTCAACAGGGAGAATCTTTGGAGAGATTGTTACGGTAGTTCCGCTAACAGCCAGAACACGGAATACCTGCGGTTGCCCGGTGGTATCTTTTGTGATCTGGTGTACGGAATTCACACCGGCAATGGTGAACGCATCACCAACCTGCAAGCCAGATGCAGATACCGTAATAGTCCCCTGTCGGTTATCAACTGGCATACCATTTGAATCTTTCGCTTCAACCTTGTGTTCAGGTTGGCCTGATACTGTCAAGGATTCAGCGCTTCCTTTCGGTAATCGACCAGAAATATCGGTCTTGTAGCTATCAAAGGAAGCAACCGGAGGGATCTGCGCTTTTTCGTATGCTGTCAGGGTTGCGCCCTGAGCATAGGCACGGTGACCAAGCTCGCCAGCAAGATCTTTGTAGTTGAAGGGGTTCCAGAAAGAGCGACGGTTGATCCCCTGAGGTACACCAATCGCCGTCATGGTGGCATCAATGCCTGCCGCACAGTTCCACAAATCACGGCCCTGTGTACCTGTGGTTGAGTCAGCCATCGTGATCACGTTAGTAGCACGCTGCGTAACCATGGAAATCAGGTCAGAGTCAATCTGTGCAGCAAGGCGCATACCTGCGGCGCGACCAGCTTCAGTTTTATGCTCAGGGTCACGCATTTCACGCGCATCCAGAGTGTACAGAATGTTTTTCGGCTCCTTGAACACAGAAGGAACAAGGCGCTGAACCAGTGCTGTTGGCGTTTTGTCGCTGAGGTCTAGACCTTCCTCAATGTTCATGTGGTAATGCTGCGGACGATACAGAACATCACCTGCTCGCTGCATTGCTGTATCACCGGGACGGAATTTTTTAGCGTTACGGGAAACTACGCAGGCGGCCTCAAAGCCTTCAACGTAGTTTTCGAACATGATTTCAAGGTCTTTTGCTAATTGGTTAGCCATGCTTAATGCTCCGATAGGTTATTTTTTTGCCTTTTTAGCGGCGAAATACGGCGTCCAGTCACCAGTTTCCAGCGCCTTGGCTTTCAGTTTGTCGAGGTTATTGATTACTGCGCCGTTGCTCCCCTTAACTGTCGGGGTTGTGGCTGCCGTGGTTTTTGCTTTTGGCATGATTCTGGCCTTCGATTCGATACGTTCCAGCAGACGACCAATTGCTACGGGGTTGGTAGCTTCTGCCAGTTGCTTGCGCAGTTCAGCGTTGCGACCAAGCGCCAAAACAACGATTTCCGGCTTCTCTGACTCAAACAGGATCGCGTTTTGTGTCTCGATGGGGATTTCCTCGAGTACGGCCTGCTCAGCTTCCTGATAGCCAGGAACTTTGAGAGCCTTAACACGTTGCTGATATTTGGATAATCGCTCTTGATAGGCGGCCTGAAGCTCCTGCTCCTTCTGCTTGCGAGCCATCTCCTGTTGCTGGTACTTGCCGTTATCCTCTGCCCACTTAGCCATGCGTTGCTGATAGATTTCTTCATCGAAACCGATGTCCTCATCATCCAGTTTTGGCATTCGCGGTGGTTGAGTGATTACCGGCTGCTGCTCGACGGGTTTCTGAGACTGACGCATCAGCTCTTTCAGCTCGCGGTCTTTCTCTTTAATCGTCTTGCGCAGGTGTTTTACCAGTCCATGCTCTGCGCTATCTTCGCTGGTTGGCGAATCCAGCTTTTCGTCACCAAAGTAGAATTCCTGTTCTGATTCGTCGTCATCAGTGTCAGTAGCTTCCTCTGCATCATTTCCTGAGGACTCACTGCCATCTGCTGTTTCGACTTCTTCAGCCAGTTCGACATCATCAGGAATCTGCTCTGACGCGTCGGTTTCGATTTCAACTTCTGGTGTGTTTTCTGCCATCTGGTCCATTTGTTACCCCTGTTTACTCGATGTTCAGCCCATCGGAAGGCAATAGGGTGCCAGGCCTCATAAAGACAGCCATTGCACGTTATGGGTTAATTACTGCTGTGGTTGTTGCTGAGTTGATTTTTGTAGGATGCTGCTGATGTCCATGCGCTGCGCATGACCCTGTGCCTGACTTTTCAGGACAAGCTCTGCATCAGCACGGGCATTGTCTCCTTGCTGTTGCTGGAACTGTCCGAGCAGTTTCAGAGCCTCGCGGATATCAGATTTCTGCTGACTATCGGCAGATGCGAGGATTTTCACAACATTTGCCGCAGCAACCTGAGCATCAGTCTGTGCCTGGAATGCTTTAACCTGAATGGCTGCCTGCTCGTTCTGCGCTTTCTGCAATTCAGCCTGACCAGCAAGAAGCTGACCTTGCGCAGCAACCATAGCCGGATCTGGCTGACTGGCCTGTTGTTGTTTCGCCTGTTCAACCATCTGCTGTTCTTCAGGCGTTCTCGGCTTGATAACGCCAGACAGAAGCAACTGATTGCGGTTGTATTCTTTCAGGTCGTCCATCCCTTCGCCGTCCATATTGTCGAGAATCATCGACGATACAAGGTCGTGCTTCGGAGTTCCTGGTGGGATAAGTGCCAGCATGGAAAGTAACGACTTAACCGTTGCATCACGGCGAGTAGCGAACGACTGGCCAACATCGACAGTCACTTCATAGTTACCCTGCGAAAGGTCATTAAGCGCGATAACCTGCCCTGTCTGACGGTCAACCACTTCACCAGTCATCAGCGCCACGTCATCGCTGCCGTCCTCATTAACGATACGCATCGGCGTATCACTGCCATAGACTTCACGAGCCATAGAAAGCCACACGACGCCAGCACGGCGCATGGATTTAGCCATGTTGTCCATGTAGATATAGGACTGCGTGTCCATCCGGTTAAAGATGCTATCAACGGTATCGGTAGCGACGTTGCTCGGCATGTTCTCAAGCTGCGACGCACCTGTAATTTGCTGAATAGCCGTTCCGGTGTACTGCAATAGCCCGGCAAGAGCAGGAGGCATTTGTGTCGGGGGTGTCCAGCCAGCAACCTGAGCTTCTGAAATGACTGTTCCGTTTTTGTCCTTCTTGCTGGTCATGGGAAGAACTGCAGGTCTTTTCTTATTCCTCTCTGCCCAGTGATTCATTAATGGGCCGGGAATGAAATCAACATCCACGATAGGAATGCCATCACCGCCAGCCTGAGTAGCGTTATCTGCAATCATGGAAACCATCAGGTTCTCAAGACGCTGTGCATCCATCGCTTTTGCTGCGTGGCCTTCGATTCGCTCCTGATTATCAACAAATGAGCGACGCCCATATACCGGGATGAGAGGAATATGTTCACCCGGAATACGCTTCGGTTCTTCCAGCCATTCAGCGCCAGACAGAAGACCGCAATAAACTCTGCGTTTCTTCACTGTCCGTTCGCCAATCAGTTCGAATGCACCATCGGTCAGCTCGTCGACAATATCTTTGATTTGCTCTTCATCATAGATTGCCGTTTCTCCGCTAACAGGGTTGCGCCATGCCGTGAGCTTCACCTTCTCTATGCGAACTTCGTAGTAGCGCCCAACATAGATGGCATCTGGCGTTGACCAGTCATATTGAGTGCCAGTGTCATCACGAGAAAGGCCTGCCGCGATGGAATCAGGGTATTCAGCCTCAAACGCTTTAGGCGTCATGGAGAACATTTCCATAGCCCACATAGCATCAGAGCGGTCATATTGCTTGCTGTCCTGATCGAAGAAGACGCATGTCGCTGGGTCGTAAACAGGAAGAAGGCTGATGCGTCGCTGCTCGTTACTTGGGTCCATTTCATCTTCGTAATCGGCACACATGCGGAAACAACCGAATCCGCCCGTTACAGCATCATCAAATGCGTTATCACACGCTTCGCCACCGGATGTTTCCTGATAGTCAGCGCGGAATTTGCCGTTCATCTTTTCGGCTAACGCTTCCGATGCCTTATCGTCCTTCGGCCTGAATTTAACGCTGATGCGATTCTGTCGATACTCGCCAATGATGCGATCACATTCACGGGCAATCTTATTCAGTTCAAAGCGCGGGTAATGCTCAAACCTTCCTTCATCAAATGAGTAACCAGCGTTTGTGCTGCCTTCCCACTGTGCGCCGGACACCCGGACGAAACGTTGAGCCTCAATAATCTGCTCACGCATATCCTGCGTTGCTGACCAGGCATTATCAAAGTTGCACAGCACCTTGCGATGCCAGTCAGTCATCTTTTTTTCTGCCATATCAACCTACACCACAAGGAATTGAGTAACTGGAATAGTCGGGTTGCGCAGCCGACTCCGGGCAATGCATACACATCATCAGCGCATCAGCCAGGTTAGGAGATGGAATACCGAGCTTCTGCTTCATTTCGACCTTAGTCATTAGCTCCAGCTTCCCGTTGTTATTGAATTTGCGCTGAATCTGCGTCAGTTCTGCAAACAGCTTCTCCAGCATCTTCTCGCCTATCGCTTCTTTGTCGAAACTCAGCATGTCGTCGGGGTCTGCATACTCACCGTGAACAACCGCCCGATACGTCAGATACAGCCTGTCAGCCAGCGCGTAATAGAATTGCGCTCGCTTATTGCGGAATACATCGCCAATAGTGCGAACGTTGTCGCCCTGTACGACTTCATCAGCCCATGCTCCGGCCTGATACGGAGCATCTTCATCGAATGGCGATTCGCTGCCCTTGAACATCGTGGCGGTGATTTTCTTGCCGGAGAACGCTTCCGTTGTCTGTCTGCGTAGCCCTGCACCGACACCATCACCATCCCACAAGTAGTGGTCAGCACCGTCTTCAATCGCCAGCGAAGTAGCCCAGTCAGCACCCTCGTTGATGTCCATCAGCAGACCTTCGGCAATGCGCTTAACTACCGAACCGTGGCGCGATGCATAACCTTTAGCATCCGGTCCTGTATCTGACGGGTCATGCGCAGAGACAACAGCGCCTTTCGCCTTCCATCCGAGTTTCTTGTGCGCATCGGTTGCGGCTTCAAGCCATTCACATTTGATAATTGCCATATCACTTGCGCTCACTGGCTCACCAAGCCAGATGTGACGATACAGTGTCGGATTTCTGCGTTTGCACTCTTCCATCTCCAGACGGAGAACTTCAGGAAAGTGCGGGTTGTCGGTGTAGTTCACCGTCAGTAGGCAAATATCATCGGGAGGATTTACGACGAACCGCTGATAGGTATCGTCGAGTATGTTTTTCGGGTTGAAGCTTACCCATATTTCAGAGAACGGCTTACGGATGGTTGGAATCAGGATATCCCATGATTCCTTCGTTACCGCTTCCGCTTCTTCCACCCAGCAGATATCAATGCCTTCGAGCGATTTAATCTTCGTCGGGTTGTTTTTTATGCCGTAGAACATGAATTCAGCATTCGTTCCGAGATGACGAATCATTGAACGCTGAATTTCAAACTCAGCCGAATACCCTTCCCGCTCTATGGTGTCTTCAAGCAACCGGATTACCGAATCGCTGATACTGTTTTGCAGTTCACGAGCGCAGAGAATACGCACAGGCTGCCGGCGCGCCGCTTCAACAAGCAGCCTCGCAATTGCCCATGATTTACCGCTACCTCGACCGCCTTTGGCGACTTTGTAGCGATGCGCCTCAATGAACGGTTCAAAGATAGGATTAATCGAGGTCATTTTCCGAATAGAGTGCTCATCGGTGATGTTTCAATCTGGATTGCGCCGCCGTCTTTGCCGACAAGCTCATTAGTTACCTTGTCGCCATACTTACGGGGATTCATTCGGGCCAGCGCCCATTTGCGGGTATCAACGCGAAGTCTTGCCTTTGCCACCTCAGCAGCATCTGGAATCGCATTGTCAGCAATTTCGAATATCTCTTCGAAAATAGAATCAGCTCGTGCCTCAGTTGCCTTCGCGTACTTGTCTCTAAATTCGTCATGCTCTGACAGCCAGCGAAATACAGTAGCCTTTGCTGGCATGCCGGGGCGCTTGCAAACCTTAACCAGACTTTCCCCGGAGGCAAGCAGCGCACAGATATCATCAGCCACCTCCGGCAGGTAATCCGAAGGGCGACCGACATTCTTTTTCTCAGTCGCCATATTGATTATTTCCCTTCTGCTTGCTTATCCCATTCATCGCGGAATTTGGATGGGTTGTCGAAACCTTGAGTTGCCATGTTTATGCTCCGGTAGTGAACAGGTCTAACGCTTCCTTCGATTTACGCACCGCTTCAAATGTGCGGATCGTGATATCTGAATTAGCGCCACCTGACTGGAAGTGAATTTTGAATAGCTCAAGCTTCAGTTCGTCAGTGCCAATGAATTGAAATGCTTCTTCTGCGGCTGCGTTCTGGTTCATGACCAGTTTGTAAATCTCTAACTGGAATTTCTGTTCTTCAGTCATGGGAATAATCTCTGCCATTGTTGGCTCCGTTTATCCGTTAAAAGGGATATCAGTTAAGTTATCCCGTGTAGGGTATAAGCCATTATCAAAGCCACTCTGTAGGGAATGGCTTTTGTAATAACTACTGTTCGCTTAGCTTCTGCTTCAGCAAGTAACCTTCGAGCATCCAGATTTTGTTTACAGCATTCTGGCGAGCAATCTTGCGCCCGATTTCTTCATCGAAGTTCTCTGGGCTGGCGCAGGCGCTTTCCCCGGTGACCGTAAAGCCATTCTTCAGCACCAGAACGCAGAATGTCAGCAGCTCCAGCTCGTCAGGCTGGTCTGGGATTTTTACGCTGTATGTTTCGCTTCTCTGCACATGAGCAAAGCGAGCACCATCAGCGGCCGTAAAGTAATGTTCGCTGGCGATTATGCTGGCAATGTGTTCAGGAGTAACGCGAGCCGCCTTACCATTGGCTGCGATTTCTTTTTCAATTTGCTTGTCGTTCATAATTATGACCCTGTAGAGTGGTTGCTTGATTAGGATGTCTTTCCATCAGTCCGCCACCACAAAGAATCTTTTTTGCCATAAGGCTGGAGGTTCATCTTTTCAGTGGCTGCCAGTGTTATTTCCCCACTTTCTGGCTTGTGTTGTTTCGTGGTACTGCCGTAACTGGTGGTGCACAGATTTAGTTAAATCTGTTCTCGCCTGAACTATCTTTTACATACCCGGATTGTGGGGATGTAAATCACGGTTTCATTATCAAGCCCACCCGTAGATGGGCTTTGGAATGGTCACTTTGGCAGTCCGGGGATCGATATTTGCGCCTGCTGCTCAAGCCTTTTGATTCTTGCTATGAGTTGCGGTTTTTTGATCCTGCCCCAGCGGTTCAGCAAGCGTCCTGACATACTGGCAACATCCTTTTCCTTCATGAACTCCAGCATTAACTCGTTGTGCTCTCTTTGGTATGAGTGAGCCATCTCCATCAGCCTGTCACGCATCCAATTAAATGCTTTGATAAACGCCTCTTTGATGGCGGCAGCTTTTTTGCCGGTAAACGACATGATGATGTACATCGCACCGTCTTTGGAAATTTCATATTCAACATACTGATTACCCTTGTGTTCATAGGTAACCCGCGAAAAGTTGCTGGTTAGAAATTCATCCGAACAGTCTAGCTTTTCGATTTTCTGAATGATGTGGTGATGCTGCTTGTCGAAGTAAGCTGCTACCTTGCGGGAGGTTGTGATCACGCGATCACCAGAAACAACCACCATGTCCCGGAAATCGAGATTAGCCAATTGATGATTCATAGCGTCTTTACCTTTTAGAAAGTGAGCCTGTCTCACAGAAAAGCCGCCCGAGAGAGGTCGCCACCTATAACGGCATTTCTCAGGCTCGCTTACTGAAAGGCTCTCGTTAATATGCGCGTGAGATGCGCTGTGAAATTCAGATATAAAAAGCCCCGCGAATGCGAGGCTAAATCCTGGTATTTGTAATGAACTGGCTCTTATCTCAACGCAGCCCCTTACTGCGCGCCAGATGCTCAATATCAAGCATCAGCAATGAGATGTTTAATCTGGATTCACTCCAGAAGTGATCACCACCCTGTCTACAGAGCCAGATGTGAAGGATGATGAGTAGAATTATCGCCATCATCGAAGGCATTGCGTCCTGATGTATTCCTGCAGGTAGTTAACCTGCGCGGTTATCCTGTCGATTCCACTTCGGAGACGGTAATAATTGAGTTCAGCATCTGCTGTAAGTCTTGGGCTTTCTCCATCGCCCATGCTGCTGGCTCCGGTCGTTGACTTTGCACAGGTGGCGGCGACTTGCAGGCGCTTACGCCCAGCAGAAACATCAGCACGGAGGCTTTCGATAGTCGCGTTAGCATCAGCAAGCTCCTTTGTGTATCTGGCGTCAAGTTCTGCTACATCACGTTGACGCTTCTGCATGTCAGCGATTGTGGATGTGGCCTTATCGCGCTGCTCTTTGTAGGTCATGGCGTTATCACGGTAATGATTAACAGCCCATGAAAGGTAGACGATGATGCAGATAACCAGAGCGGAGATAATCGCGGTTACTCTGCTCATACCTCAATCTCTCTGACCGTTCCGCCAGCCTCTTTGAATTTTGCAATCAGGCTGTCAACCTTATGCTCGAACTGACCATAACCAGCGCCAGGCAGTGAAGCCCAGATATTGCTGCAACGGTCGATTGCCTGACGGATATCACCGCGATCAATCATCGGCAAAGCGCCACGCTCTTTAATCTGTTGCAATGCCACAGCGTCCTGGCTTTTCGGAGAGAAATCTTTCAGGCCAAGCTGCTTACGGTAGGCGTCCCACCAACGGGAAAGAAGCTGGTAACGTCCGGCTGCTGTTGATTTGAGTTTGGGGTTTAGCGTGACAAGTTTGCGAGGGTGATCTGAGTAATCAGTGAATAGCTCTCCGCCTACAATGACGTCATAACCATGATTTCTGGTTTTCTGTAGTCCGTTATCAGTTCCCTCTGACCACGCCAGCATATCGAGGAACGCATTACGTTGATTATTGATTTCCACCATCTTCTACTCCGGCTTTTTTAGCAGCGAAGCGTTTGATAAGCGAACCAATCGAGTCAGTACCGATGTAGCCGATGAACACGCTCGTTATATAAGCGAGATTGCTACTTAGTCCGGCGAAGTCGAGAAGGTCACGAATGAACCAGGCGATAATGGCGCACATCGTTGCGTCGATTACTGTTTTTGTAAACGCACCGCCATTATATCTGCCGCGAAGGTACGCCATTGCAAACGCAAGGATTGCCCCGATGCCTTGTTCCTTTGCCGCGAGAATGGCAGCTAACAGGTCATGTTTTTCTGGCATCTTCATGTCTTACCCCCAGAAGGGGATCTGTTCAAATTAGGAATTATAGATATGGTCGCTTGAACAAATCCGGGTTACGGTTGATTTGTAACGGGTTTGTTCGTGACCGCATTCATGAGCAAATCAGGCGTGGATTGCGCCAACAATACATGCCGCTCATATCACGAAGCCCAGCCATTGATGCTGGGTTTTCTTTTTTAAAGCGCACTAGACAACCGTATCCACAGAGTGTCAGCAATGAGTTGGTTAGGTCTGGTTCTTGGTGGAAGTACGCTTTAAAAAATGGGCTGAGGGTTGTAGCCCAAAATACTGAGGGAATGGTAAGGATGAACAACGGTTTTGCTCTGGGTGGATTTGGCTGTGGTGGCCGGCGCTGATCTCCGGCTTGTATACAGGCACCTTGTTCTTCCGAAGCTCTCCTGCGCGCATCAGCCTGCGCATTCACCACACCGGAAAGAGCACTCAGTTGTACCGGCCAGTTGTGCCACTAAGAAATGCTTTCGCAGACCGTTAAGCTCTTTGCCAGTTCTTTAATGCTCTTACCTGTTGTGCAGATATAAAAAATCCCGAAACCGTTATGCAGGCTCTAACTATTACCTGCGAACTGTTTCGGGATTGCATTTTGCAGACCTCTCAGCCTGCGATGGTTGGAGTTCCAGACGATACGTCGAAGTGACCAACTAGGCGGAATCGGTAGTAAGCGCCGCCTCTTTTTATCTCACTACCACAACGAGCGAATTAACCCATCGTTGGGTCAAATTTACCCAACTTTATTCAAAAAGTCAATATCATGCCGTTAATATGTTGCCATCCGTGGCAATCATGCTGCTAACGTGTGACCGCGTTCAAAATGTTGTCTGCGATTGACTCTTCCTTGTGGCATTGAACCACCAGAGCGTCATACAGCGGCTTAACAGTGCGTGACCAGGTGGGTTGAGTAAGGTTTGGGATTAGCATCGTTACAGCGCGATATGCGGCGCTTGCTGGCATCCTTGAATAGCCGACACCTTTGCATCTTCCGCACTCTTTCTCAACAACTCTCCCCCACTGCTCTGTTTTTGCTATATCAACCGCGCGGCCTGTACCGTGGCAATCTCTGCATCTTGCCCCCGGCGTCGCGGCACTACGGCAATAATCCGCATAAGCGAATGTTGCGAGCACTTGCAGTACCTTTGCCTTAGTATTTCCTTCGAGCTTTGCCACACCACGGTATTTCCCCGATACCTTGTGTGCAAATTGCATCAGATAGTTGATAGCCTTTTGTTTGTCGTTCTGGCTGAGTTCGTGCTTACCACAGAATGCAGCCATTCCAAATCCGGCTTGTGATTGCGCCATCCCCATAGCAGCCATCACATCAGTACCGGAAAGAGAGTCAGAAGCCGTGGCCCGTGGTGAGTCGCTCATCATCGGGCTTTTTGGCGAATGAAATTTAGCTACACTTTCGAGTCTCATGGTCTACCCCTCTTGCCCTGTTTGACCATCAGGACGCCGTTAACTATTACGTGACGCTCGCCTTTGCTGTCTCGGTTGTACTTGAGCACTGTTCCTCTTGCGCAGGAAAGCATCCTCGCCACTTCGGTCTGATTGCCTCGTGTCTGGATAAGAAGCTCTGGTATCGTTTGAATTGTGGCGTTCATGCGTTCTCCAGTTCGGTGATTTTTATTCCAAGCCTTCCGCCTGGTACTTTCACGCCACGAATTACGCGAATGTCATCGAATTGCTCGTCATCTTCCGCAAACCCGGCGTGGATAAGGGAGTCGAGTAAGCCCTTCAGGATGTTATCGAGGTCGCGGCGGCGGGAGTCTGGAACGTCTGCGATGACTTTGATGCGGAGTCGTGATTTGGTGAAAATGTCTAACTTGAGTTGGCGGATGATTTGCTGAACGTCTTTTCGGTATTTCTGGCCTTTATCGCTGATGTAGTATTGGCTTCCCCGTCTTCGCCAGTAGGTATTCACCGACGGCGGGTAAGGAAGCACAAACTGATATTCGTTCATGGCTTAATCTTCCCCTCCTTCAGCAGTATCGCCTGCGTCCTGATCACGCCTTCGAGGTGGTAAAGTCTGGCGTCTTTGTTGTCGAGATTATGGGTGCGTCGGTCGATTTCATCGTGACACGCGCTACAAGCCCATGCGCCCATCAGGTCGTCAGGCTTCATTCCAGTTCCGCAAATTCCAGCCATCCGGTAATGTGCCAGAACTGTAGTTTCAGGGTTGCCATTGCATACGCCGTAAATACGTACCTGACATTCTCTTCCGCGCGCTTCTTTGCGTAGGTTAGCCATTAAGCAGCCTCCCCTGTTACTTTCAGCATTCCGTTATCGAGCAGCTTTCTGGTCAGCCACTGTTGGCCACGCCCGGTGATTTTTGTGGTGAACGATATCTGTATTCCGTGATTTGTGTTGACCGCTGTTTCTTTCACTGTGAAATAGCCGCGATCCATATATTCCTGCATTGGCACATTGCGCCGGGAACCTGAAGCAATAAGGATTTTGTGATCGCGCATCCACGCAAACAGTTTGTTTGGACCAATTCCAACAACCTTTGCAAAGTTTCCAATCAAAATTCCGCTGGCCTCGCCAACGCGATCGGCAAACTCAACTTTAGGTGCGGCAATTGCGAGCTGGTTTTCCAGTTGCATTTTCTGCTCAGCAAGATCAGCAGCAAGGCGCAACGCTTCTGGTAGCGTTTTGGGGATATTAACCGCAGCTTCTTCAAGCTCTCGCCAACGGTCAACAAGACGAGCGGTGAATTCCGGCGACAACTGAGCGACGACAATAATGCTGTCTCGCTTACCTTGTTCGCCCTCAAAAACGTAAGCCTCTACGCCACGAAGTAATCCTAAGTTATTGATTTTTTCGAAAACCACCATTGGGGGATTTCGGATCACACCTCGAGCCGCCAGTCGTTCAATAGATTGTTTCACCTTGTCATGACGACTTCCCACCAACTCAGCGATTTCAATGCTTGTCATTTTGATGGCATTGCCATTTATTAACTCACTCATCGTCTTCTTCCTCGTACATTGAGCTATTCGGATCGCTCATCAGTTCTGCGCAGCAGTGCTCACACACGTGAACTTCCAGCACATGCAGCTTCTGACCGCAGTTAGCGCACGTTAAAGCTCGCTCGACGCTTTCTTTCTGGTATTGAAGGGATTGGGATGGGCTAAGCATTATTGGCGTCCTGCATCATGAGAAAGACAATCATGGCGGCGCGGAGGGGATTTTCATGTATAGCTCGCTTAGATTTACAGTAGGCCACACCGCGTGCACCCCACTCGTCTTCATCGAGATTGATAATGCTAATCCTGTATTTTTCAATAATCGGCCATGCGTCTGCTGGGTTTACGCATGGGTTAAATGATCCGCGCTCAACTTCTACTTCAACTGCGTCTCCGTTTACAATGTCTCCCTCAAATGAGACAAACACCATATCGCCATTCTCACCTTCTTTGTAATCCGGTGATCCGTTATGAATGGCTTCGAATACCGCCACGTTAATTTCAAAATCACTTAACTGTGAATAATCCATTGTCATTTCCTCGCACGATGTCTTAGCCACCGGATATCCCACAGGTGAGCCGTGTAGTTGAAGGTTTTTACGTCAGATTCTTTTGGGATTGGCTTGCGTTTATTTCTGGAGCATTTCGTTGGAAGGTATTTGCAGTTTTCACAGATTATGTCGGTGATACTTCGTCGCTGTCTCGCCACACGTCCTCCTTTTCCTGCGGTAGTGGTAACACCCCTGTTGGTGTTCTTTCACACCGGAGACACCATCGATTCCAGTAAGGTTGATTTGGTCGGAAGCGGTTATCTTCTTTGCATTCACCGCACCGATAACATCGCATCATGCTGCCCGGTCTCCCCATCGCGCTTTCCACTCCAGAGCCAGTCTCGCTTCGTCTGACCACTTAACGCCACGCTCTGTACCGAATGCCTGTATAAGCTCTAATAGCTCCGCAAATTCGCTTACACGCATCCTGCTGGTTGACTGGCCTATTACCACAAAGCCATTCCCGGCAAGGTTAGGAACAACGTCCTGCTGCTTTAATGCTGCGGTAAACACACACTTCCAGCTTTCTGCATCCAGCCAGCGACCATGCCATTCAACCTGACGAGAGACGTCACCTAAGCAGGCCCATAGCTTCCTGTTTTGGTCTAAGCTGCGGTTGCGTTCCTGAATGGTTACTACGATTGGTTTGGTTGGGTCTGGAAGGATTTGCTGTACTGCGTGAATAGCGTTCTGCTGATGTGCTGGAGATCGAATTTCAAAGGTTAGTTTTTTCATGACTTCCCTCTCCCCCAAATAAAAAGGCCTGCGATTACCAGCAGGCCTGTTATTAGCTCAGTGATGTAGATGGTCATTTAATACTCCGTCACGTTTTCCTGTCGCCACGCCTCGTCATATTCCGATTTCGGCATATTGGCGATGTAGCTATATGGCGATCCTGATTCAAGTTGCAGGAACTGGTGCGATTGCTCGTCAAGGAACAACGGGACACCACCTTCCCAACCTTCGCCGTTACGTTGCTTTTCAAGCATCAAAACAGATGCCGGAGATGCCAGTAGCTGTTCGTCCTTCTCTGACATCTTTTCACCACTCTGAACTCTCTGTAACGCTCTCTCGCGAGCCTTGTTACGCCAGATTATAAAAAGGTTGTCTGTCAGGTCTGTTATCGCTCCAGAGCCTTTTACGTCCATTTTCCCGGTTGGTTTTTCTTCGCTGTCTCCTTTTCTGGAGTGAGTAACGAGAATGACGTGGGAGTTTGTTTTGTTTTTGAAGTCACAAATCGAGTCAACAAATGCTTTCTGCCCGTTATAATCATCGTCACCTATGCCGCATTTCATCAGGCTGTCGATGATGAATAACTGGATCCCGTATCGGCGGCGAGCGTAGTCGAATATTTCGATCAGCCTGTCGGCTTTCGCCGTTCCGGTCAGGCCAAACACCCAAAGTCTTTCGTCATAAAATTTAAATGCAGAGTCAATTTCCAGCACTGGCGGCATCTTGCAGCACGTCGCCTGACGGGTAAGGCGCTTAAGGAGAATACCAGGCTTCAGCTCAAGTGACGCGATGCATGTCTTCACACCCTGACGCATTGCCTCAAGTGCCATATGCCCGACAACCTCCGTTTTTCCGTGACCGTTCACACCATTGACCAGCGTCAACTCGGCCTCACGGAACTGGAATTTATCTGCCAGAGATTCCCACGGTGGATTAAACAGATACTGCTGCTTGCCGTAGAAAGCGTTGATAGTGTCCTGGTAAAACTCTCGCGCGCTGTAGAGTTCTTCAGGATCGAAGTAGGATGCCGTGCCGATGTACTGCCAGATTTCATCCTCGGTAACACCGTTCATCAGGCATTCGTTGATGTCTTTGTACGGCAGAGTAACAAGACGGCAACGATGTTCACCGAGTCGGCTTGCGATTTCCCTTGCGGCTTCACGACCAACATCATCAACGTCCATCGAGATGAATATTTCCTCAAACCTGTCGAGGTTGTGATACTCAAACTCAATCCACTGTTGCTTAGCGCCTTTCCCGCCACCAAACGGCACGGATAACGCCGAGATGCCGTATTGCGCATAGCTCATACAATCAATTTCGCCTTCGCAAAGTACAACCGCCCTCACGCCAGCGTCCAGAGCCTGCCATCCGAACAGACAAGGTTCGCAATCACCTTCTGCCATAATGACTTTCTTCCCGTCCGGGCGCTCAGTGCTGATTCGCTTGACCTGCAACAACTCACCATCGCGTTTGTACGGAATCACCAGAGCATCCAGTTCCCGCTCTCCATTCCACACCTTGCCGCTGACAACCTCGTAGCGCTTTACGATTTCTGGCGATATGCCACGCGATTGCAGGTACTCAAGATGGGATTCTGTTCTGGTAACGTAGCGGGCGATTTTCTTGCGGTCAGGTCTGGAGAATTTCTTCTCACGTTTGGCATCGAAATGGTGATCGTCATCCTTGATTCCGAGAAAGGCTTTCGCTTCCTGCATAGCCTGATGCAGGTTAATTCCACGACATGCCATCCACAAATCAAGCATGTCACCGCCGTCTCCCTCAGCGAAATCAGCCCATTTTTTCTTGCCGCTAAGGTTGACCTTAAGGCTGTTTCCCTTGTCACCGTTGACGTTACCGGCAACCCACTCATGCCCCTCTTTCTTGCCGTTTGGCAACAGGTGCGGAGCCACCCTGTCAACCTGCGCCCAAAGCAGGTCGCTAAGTTCACTTGGCGTCATGATTCCCTCAGATTGAGATTTTTAAACCAGAAATCGACAAACGAAATACTTAACCAGCCGTGGTTATAACCAGCGACCAGTAGCGATTTGATTTTTGATTTCATGGTTCACCTGTCGAAAAACACGTAGCCAGTTTTCGATACGGTGATTGCGGATGATGGTTTGGATTGTGGTTGAATGGTTTCTGGCTTTTCGTCGTTCCAGCGCTGACCGTTCAGGTAGCTCGATGGTAACAACCTGTCGAATCCGAACTGCTTACCATTCCTGCATGCGATGTCTTCTGCCAGCATCGTGGCAAACTCGCTTGCCGTACCCCTGGTAGTTTTACGCCATTCCCTGAACTGTGTTCTGAATGCCGAAGCCGCGTTTTTCTTCCCGGCTTTCCGCATGCCTGCACACCAGAATATTTCCTCGAATGCCTTGTCGGTTTCTTCGTGACGGTCAGATGATTTTTCACACTCTGTCCGAACACTTTCGGACATAGTGTTTTTATTATTTCTTTTTTCTTTTGTAATAGTTTCTTTTGTGTGTCCCTGTTTTGGTGACAGCGCTGTCACCGTTTTGGTGACACTTTTTGTCACCAATGCAGTGACATTATCACCAGAGTAGTGACACCCTTCGATTTGCCATTCCTCGATGTTCTTGTTAGGACCGATTTGCTGGCCTTCGCGAAGGATAACCTTCATCGCGATAAGCTCATTCTTGGCCTTGTTTACCTTCTGTCTTGGCAGCCTGGTAATTTGAGCTAACTGACTATCAGAGATGCGATCCATCTTTTTACCGTAGCCGTATGTTTTACGGCATATGGCGTGGGCAACCTTGCTCTGATTTTTCGTTAAATCTGCGCCGATAAGCTCTTCATACAGGGCATTTGCAAGACGGGTATAACCATCTTCAACTTCTGCCACACGACGCTCCACAGGCCGTTGTGAAGGCCTTAAATGTGTTACGGTTGCAAGATTACTCATGACCTTTCTCCTTCTGCATCAGCTTCACTTTTTCCAACTCAGCCCGGAATCGACCAGGCTGCTTGAAGCTGGACAGGAAGCGATCACGTAGTATGTGTTTGTGAATTTTGTCCTGGTAAGGACTGAGTTGTTTTGTCATAATGACTCCTGTGGATTGATCCAGTAATGACCTCAGAATTCCATCTGGATTTGTTCAGAACGCTCGGTTGCCGCCGGGCGTTTTTTATTGGTGAGAATCGAAGCAACTTGTCGTGCCAATCGAGCCATATCGTCGTCAACGACGCCCCATTCAAGAACAGCAAGCAGCATTGAGAACTTTGGAATCCAGTCCCTCTTCCACCTGCTGATCTGCGACTTATCAACTCCCACAGCTTCCGCTGTCTTCTCAGTTCCAAGCATTGCGATTTTGTTAAGCAACGCACTCTCGATTCGTAGAGCCTCGTTGCGTTTGTTTGCACGAACCATATGTAAGTATTTCCTTAACAAATAAGAAGTTATGCGCATCAACTTATGCGCGTTGTATTCCCGCATTTCGGCGGGAATGAGGACCATGACTGTTAAAGAGCAATTTGCTTATGCCGCTTTGCGGTAAGCGCTTTCTTGATACTTCAGGGCGCCAGCTGTAACGACTTCCAGTCGATAGGCGTCTTTCTCTGGGATGACTTCCTTCCACTGAGAGACTGCTGCGTCGCTAATGCCTAACGCTTTAGCTACAGCACGCTGGGTTCCGAAGTGGTCGATAACATCTTTCTTGTACATAGACTCGCTCCGAAATTAAAGAACACTTAAATTATCCACTAAAGGAATCTTAAGTCAAGTTTATTTAAGATGTCTTAACTATGAAAACTCAATTGATGGGAGAGCGCATTCGCGCTCGGAGAAAAGAACTCAAGATCAGGCAGGCCGCACTTGGAAAGATGGTCGGCGTGTCTAATGTTGCCATATCTCAGTGGGAACGCTCTGAGACAGAGCCAAATGGAGAGAATCTTCTCGCCCTGGCTAATGCGTTGAAGTGTTCCCCTGACTATCTGATGAAAGGAGAGGAAAGTCTTTCAAACATTGCCTATCACAGTAGGCATGATCCAAGAGGGTCATACCCTCTGATTAGCTGGGTGAGCGCAGGATGCTGGATGGAAGCTGTAGAACCATATCATAAGCGTGCAATAGATAACTGGTACGATACAACCGTAGACTGTTCAGAAGATTCGTTTTGGTTGGACGTGAAGGGAGACTCAATGACGGCTCCGGCCGGTCTCAGTATCCCTGAAGGAATGATAATACTCGTCGATCCTGAAGTAGAGCCGCGTAACGGGAAACTGGTAGTTGCAAAGCTCGAAGGAGAAAACGAGGCAACTTTCAAGAAGTTAGTTATTGATGCAGGCAGGAAGTTTCTAAAACCACTTAACCCACAATATCCGATGATCGAGATCAACGGAAACTGCAAAATCATCGGCGTAGTTGTCGATGCAAAACTAGCAAACCTTCCATAAGGGGGCATTCGCCCCTTTTTTTATTTCCTTTAAAAATCAAAGCCAAACTTAAATTACGAAAGAAAATTTAAGTTTTCTTCAAAAATACTCTTGACCATTAATTAAAGAGATCTTAAATTTAAGCCATCAGCAGGACGCTGGAAGCCAAACGGAACAGATTGGCAGGCTCTTTAACATTGATGGGATTGTCCCGCCGAAATGCGGGAACCAAAGAGTAGTTGGCTTTGGGGTGACGTGAAGTGCAGCTGCACGACGGCAACCGGAAGATAAGCACCCGGCGCGTCACCGCCAAAGTCAATCATCGGAGGTCAACATGACAGTAGTCATTACATATCTGGCTGACGATAACGCCAGAAATCGCCGCAGAGCACGCAGACAGGCTCAACGTGAACAGGCAATGCAAGAGCAGCGACTGGCACGAAAAATTGCGCTAAAGCTCTCTGGTTGCGTCAGAGCAGATAAAGCAGCATCACTCGGAAGCCTTCTCTGCAAGAAGGCAGATGAAGTCGAGCGTAAACAGAACCGTATTTACTACCGCAAGCCACGCTGTGAAATGGGTGTGACTTGTGTTGGTCGCCAGAAAATGAAATTAGGCAGCAAACCACTTATTTGAGGTGATATATGGAAGAAGAATTTGAAGAGTTCGAAGAGCATCCGCAGGATGTGATGGAACAATACCAGGACTATCCTTATGACTACGACTATTGATAAAAATCAATGGTGTGGACAATTCAAGCGATGCAATGGATGCAAGCTTCAATCGGAATGCATGGTTAAGCCTGAAGAAATGTTCCCTGTAATGGAGGATGGGAAATATGTCGATAAATGGGCAATACGAACGACGGCAATGATTGCCAGAGAACTTGGTAAACAGAACAACAAGGCTGCCTGATGGTGGCCTTTATTTTTGGCATAAACAACAGAATAAACACTGCACTGTGTATTCATTCCAACGAGTGAATACACGGAGCAATGTCGCTCGTAACTAAACAGGAGCCGACTTGTTCTGATTATTGGAAATCTTCTTTGCCCTCCAGTGTGAGGGCTTTTTTATATGCATACCAATAACGCTTCAATTGAGGCGTTTTCGTTATGCAATCAAACAGAAGGAGCATCCTATGCAACAGTTCGCTATTGCAGGGGCGGCATCGGTTCGCCCTTTCAACCCGATTTTATCAGTACAGCATTCACGAAAAAACATTTTAACCGGAGCAGACTTTAAACAACCAAGAATGAAGAGTTTGCTCGAAAAGCTTTGGGATATTTTGAAACAACAAGGCCGTCCATGAGTTTTACAGATAAATGGTCAGACGAAGAATTCATTCGTCAGATGAAAGATTTAATCGGTAACGAAGGAGATATTCATGTCACTTGCAACCACAGTGAAGGAGAGCAAGTTACAGAGACGCATGTACACGCAGCAGGCGTTAATGTATCGCCAGAAGGGAGATCGTGAAGGTGTTCGCGTATTTTTAAATGCGGCAAAGACTGAAGTATTAAATCAGCGTTATTTACTTGGGCCGTGTCCATTCTGAGAACAATCATATGAGCAAAGAATTTTACGCAAGACTGGCAGCTATTCAGGAGAATCTGAACGCGCCAAAAAATCAGTACAACTCATTCGGTAAATATAAATACAGAAGCTGCGAAGATATTCTTGAAGGCGTTAAGCCGTTACTGAATGGTCTGTTTTTATCAATCAGCGATGAAGTTGTGTTGATTGGTGATCGGTATTACGTGAAAGCCACGGCAACTATTACCGATGGCGAAAACAGTCATACAGCAACCGCTCTTGCACGAGAGGAAGAAAGCAAGAAAGGAATGGATTCTGCACAAGTTACTGGAGCTACAAGCTCTTATGCACGCAAGTATTGCCTCAATGGTTTGTTCGGCATTGATGATGCGAAAGATGCAGATACCGACGAGCATAAACATCAGCAGAACGCAGCAGCAAAGCAATCAAAACCATCACCTACACCTGAACAGGTTCTAAAAGCATTCACTGACGCAGCATTGCAGAAAAACACCGTGGAAGAGCTTAAACAGGCGTTCGCCAAAGCGTGGAAGATGCTCGAAGGCACACCGGAGCAGCATAAAGCGCAGGACGTTTACAACATCAGACGAGACGAATTAGAAGGAGCGGCTGCTTAATGGCACATTCGATTACAGTAAGACTAAACAAACCCGCAAGAGAGTTTCAGACCGGGGAAAATATCGGATTCAACATCCGTGCTGGCGTTCAGTATTACGATCGCCAGACAAAAAAGAAAGAATGGACAAACTACAGCGCCGTTGTATTTGCCAAGCCGGGAGCGCAAGCGGATTACTACCGTAGTGTTCTTGTTGAAGGTGGCATTGTGGAAATTACCGGAGAAAACATCAGGGTTGATGTTTATCAGGGGCAAAATGGTCAATCAATCACTCTTGAATTACTGAATGCAAAGATTGGATTTGCAGCTTCAGGAAATGGCACGCAGCAGCAAAGTAGTAACCAGCAGAACACTCCTGTATACGACGATTCCATCCCATTCTGATTTAGAAAAATAAGGATTTAATTATGCCAGCGCCTCTGTATGGTGCGGATGACCCGCGCCGCTGTTCCGGCAATTCCGTATCGGAGGTGCTGGATAAATTCAGGAAAAACTACAACCGGATAATGTCGCTACCGCAGGAAACGAAAGAGGAAAAGGAATTTCGCCATTGTATATGGCTTGCAGAGAAAGAAGAACTCGAGCGAATTTACCAGACATCAATCCGACCATTCCGCAAAGCCACATATACCCACTTCCCTGAAATTGACCCGCGCCTGCGTAATTACCGCTCACGCTATGGCGCTATCAGTAATGACTGAGGAATTTACCATGAGAGGACTTGCATACAATCCCGGCATTCTTCCGGCAGAAATGATTATTCGCCAACGCGTAAAGCCAATGCCATCGAGAGAGGAATTGCTTAAGAGAAATAGTTTCGGTTCTGTTAATGACAACAAATATCTGAATGCGATGTGGCGTAAAGGAGGCAAGCAGTGAGTGTCAATCTTATTGATAAACGTCGACGTGGGCAACAAATACCACCTGTAGGAATTCCGAATCACACATGGTTTTGCGTACTTGATATCGATGGTATGGATTCGTTGGTTGACACTCGTCATTACTGCGATACCGCAACAGCTACTCCGGCGAAAGCAAAGAAAATGGCTGCTCTGATAGAAAACTGGACTCCACCTGATGGTTGGTGCAATGGGAATGATCGAAATTGGCATGAAAAAATGAAGGGCTATATCTGCGATTTCTTACGTAAATGCAACGGCTTCAGGGTGATGTGATATGACCAAAATTAACTATCAGGCACTGCGTGAAGCGGCAGAAAAAGCAACGTGTGGTGTGTGGTCGCTCGAATATGGAGAGGAGAGATTTGATGGTGATGATGCACTAATTCATCGCGAGGCTGCTGGATATATTCCCATTTGCAGAATTGAAGGAGCGCATCCTGAAAGCGGTTTCGATGAAGATTTCCAAATGGAACAGCAGGCCAATGCTGAATTCATCGCCGCAGCCAATCCGGCTACCGTCTTGGCGCTGCTGGATGAGCTGGAAACAGCAAAAAAGCGCATAGCAGAACTGAAAGCCGAACCTGTAAGCCAAACTTACAAGTTGAACCAGCTATCGGGCAACTCTCCGGTAACTCAGGATAGTTGGATAAGCTGTAGTGAGCGGATTCCCGCGCAAGATGATTGGGTTTTAATTTATTCAAAGCACGGCGAGTATATGGCAGGACAGGTACAAGGGGAATACGTGGAGTTGAGCGACGGCACTTTATCGTGGTTAGGGAACGCCTTGTTCTGGATGCCGCTACCAGAACCGCCTCGATTAAAGGAGCTATAATAGTGAACTATTATATCTATTTGTATTAAAAGAGTTTTTATAAAATAAATCTTCCAAAGCATGTAAAAACACTGTTAATCTTAACGTGTGTGAAACGTGAAGAGAGGTGTTGAAATGAGCATTCATGATTTGTGTGAAGATCAAGAGCAATGGGCTATGCAGACCCTTATGGGATCAGGAGTTCTTGCAAGGTGCAGAATCCATAACGATGTAATTTTAGACAGCGGAAATGATGCTTCTTCTGCTTATAAATTAGGAACTTACTTATATCAAAAAGATAATAGCTGCAACTTATTCAATACTCTTACTGAAGCCCGCGACGCAATAAAGGATGCATATGAATCGTATTGTGGGATTGATGATTGCCCACAATGCTCAAAATACATTGACGATTAATAATATGAACAAGTAACTATCCTCGCACTCGCGGGGATTTCTTTTATCTGAACTCGCTACGGCGAGTTTTGTTTTATGGAGATGATAAATGCACTTCCGAGTCACAGGTGAATGGAATGGAGAACCATTCAACAGAGTTATCGAAGCAGAGAACATCAATGACTGCTATGACCACTGGATGATATGGGCGCAGATAGCACATGCAGACGTAACCAATATTCGAATTGAAGAACTGAAAGAACACCAAGCCGCCTGATGGCGGTTTTTTATTGCCTGATTTGCAGGTTCGATTCCATATTCGGAGATAGCACTCATGCAACACGAACTACAGCCTGATTCACTGGTTGATTTGAAATTCATCATGGCTGATACTGGCTTTGGTAAAACCTTCATCTATGACCGGATTAAGTCCGGCGACCTGCCTAAAGCCAAAGTTATCCACGGGCGAGCAAGATGGTTATATCGTGACCATTGTGAATTCAAAAATAAGCTCTTAAGCCGCGCCAATGGGTAA